AAGTGACAACTTCATTATCAGATAAATTTTCTCTTAATGGTGGCTCTATGGTGAGGGTAGCACTTCCTGCTGAAGCTGTTGCATCAGCTACGACCATATAGACCTTAGAATGTCCGTTGAATTTTACAAAGTCACCTGCTTTTAAAGTACCTGTCATACCATCAACAGTCACAGATGTATCACCTGCACTAGCAGTTCCATTGGTTTCTACTACTCCAGATACATCACCTTTAGCGTTTTTTAAATCTGGTAAGGCAATCTGGAATGTTTCTTTTTGACTGCGTTGTTTCATTATGAAAGCATAAACAGGAGCAAATTCACTTCTACTCATTGGTGGATATGATGCTGAAAATTTAAATCTTTGACCATCTACTTGAACGGAAAACATCTTTCCACTATCAGTCGTAGATGTAATTGTTTTTTGTTCACTAGCAAAACCTACTGATGCAAATTCTGGTGATGTTGGATAAGTACCTGCCATTATACTAACGCCTCTTTTCCTTGTCTATTAAGTGCATCATTTATCACATTAACAATAGTATTTCTTCTGCTTGTTAATAATTCATCAATACCTCTAGCATCAACTGTGTTAATAGTGAAATTAATATTGGTTGCACGACCTAAATTTTTATTAGGTATAATCGTTCCAGATTGGTCTGGAATAAACATTTCTGCACCTTGTTCACCAACCATATATGTTGAACCTGCTTGAACACGACCACCTAATGCACGACCAGAATATTGTTGTGATTGTATAGTTGCAACCTGTGCAACACCCATAGCACCGATAATACCTGCTAAAATATAATTACCTGTTGCTAATGCTTTGGTTACACCTTGTGCAGTGTTCATAATTGCTTCAGCAGTTTTATATGCTTTGTTAATTCTAAATAATGTTTTGTTGTTTTTTGCTAAAGCATCTAATGTTTCTTTCGCAGTATCTTTTGTAAATTTGGACATATCGCCTTCTGCAATTTTATTAAAATCCATTTGTGCAAACTTGCCATCTTTAAATAAAGAAAATTGTTCATCGTAATTCTGTTTGTTAATTTTAGCAATTTCATCTGCTTTTTTCTTTTCTAAATCAATTAGTTCTTGGTTATATCTAGCACTAATACCAATTTCTTCTCTCTTTAAATTTTCAATCATTTCAAGATATTTTTGATGTTCTTCTTTAGTAATTCCTGTAATGCCTTCTTCTTTAAGTCTAATTATTTCTAATATTGCTTTTGTTTGTTCATTAATTAATTTAACTTCTTCATCTTGTTTGTATCTAAGAAATTCTACATCGCTATAAATTGCTTCTTTATTTTTTTCAGAAATTGCAGAAATTGTTGATTCATTCTTCTTTAAGAATTTATCTAATTCAGCTATTTTATCAGAGTAGTTTGGTTTTGTTGCTTCTATTAATCTATTTGTAAATCTTTGTAATTCTGAATCGTTTAATTCTATTGTTGTCCTTAAACTTTCTAATTTTTCTTCTAATTCTTCATAAGAATTTATTGATGTCTTAACACCAAATATGTCGGCATTTCTTGTTATGTTAATTGCCTGAAGTGCTTTGTCTAATAAATCAGTGCTATAAACTTGTTTTAATAATGCACTATCGCCTTCTTTTAATGCTTCTTCTAAATTCTTTAGACTAATTGCTGAAAAAACATCAACTATTTTTGATGCTTCGTCCATTTGTTTTGAAACTTCAATTAACGCTTTAGATAACAAAGTAGAAGCATTTGTTGCCTCAAATATTTTACCAACTAGATTTAATAAACTATTCCCCATAACAGTCGTTGCTTGACTGATAGTGGGTGCAAGTTTTGTAAACTGTGAATCTAAATCAGATGTTGCTTCAAACAACGCTTTGGCAAGAACTTCAGATGTAAGTTTGCCTTCCCCTGCCATCTTTTTAAGTTCACCCCTAGCAATACCAGTTGATTGTGCAAGGATATCTAAGATAACTGGAATGTTCTCAGAGATACTTCTAAATTCATCACCTTGTAATCTTCCAGATGCAAATGCTTGGGATAGCTGTAATATACCTGCTGATGCTTGAATACTATCAGCACCAGAAATAGCTATTGCTTTATTAACATTCTCAGTAATAGTTAATAATTGATTTTGATTTAATCCTAAATTTTTACTATTTAAGGCAAGTTTTTGATAAAGAGTAACTGTTTCAGCAAACGCACCTCTTGTTTTTTGAGCAACTACAAATAGTTTTTCTTGAACATTTAATAATTCATTTGTTGAATTTGTAACTAATTTTAATCTATTTTGTACCTGTTGAAATGAGTTGGCTAAATCTAATGCTTGTTTTACAACTACAGAACCCAAGACACCAAGAATTGCATTCTTTAAATTTAAGAAAGAACCTCTTGTTGATTTAACTTGTTTATTAACAGCATCAAAACCCTTTTTGGTTTGGTCTTGAAGGATAAATTTTATAAGTAATTGTCTATCGTCTGCCATTCTTTAATTTCGCCTTTTGAATTGCTTGTTGCTCTATTTCTATCTTATTTTCAAAATATGCCAACCACAAATTAAATTCCTCCACAGGCATTTGCATAATTTCACCTATGGTCTTATGTAGTTTTTCGGCTAGAAAGAAATACGACGACGCTTCTGGATTATTTTTTAATTTTTTTTTAAGTCTGAAACAGAAGAGGTGACTCCAAGAATTTGATTTGCGACTTTTGATATAATGTCTGGGTCAACAAACTTTTTCATTTTGACTTTACTTTCTAAGTCAAACATCTTTTCACCATCTTTGGTTTCTGCTTTCTTAACAATAATATCAATAAGCACGAAGAGGTCTCTTAAATCACCACTTCCAAATATTTCGTTTTTTTCTAGTAGCGTAAAAGGTTTAACATAAATGGCATCTTCGCCTGTCAATCCCCACTCCTCAACTTCTATAATTTTAATCTCTTGATGCTTAAAGTGATTTATAGCACCTTCAAGAAAGTCCTTTTTTGGCATTTATAAATTATACAGTTGTAGTGCTTACGCCACCAGAAAATTGTACGTTGATAGTTCTTGAAATAACACCATCAAGTGAAACGTTTTGAGATACACCAGTTACAATTGCTGTTCCTGTGTAATATGTATCGCCACTATCTGCACCTTCTGGATATAAGTTTAAAGTTACTTCAGCACCAACTGTTAATGCACCTTGACCTGTGCTATCTGTTTCGTCCCAGTGGCACTCAACAGTACCAGTAGCATCGCTTCTTAATGCTTTGTAGGATTTAGATGTATCAGTTAGTGAAGTATCTTCAACTGTGTCATTTGTTTCATCAATAGTAAAACCAGTAACTTCAGCTACTGCGTTTGCACCTACTTTGACTACTCCGCTTGTTCCGACGTGTGTTGCCATTCTTCATACTCCTTTGGTTGTTCTTGTTCTTCTACTATTACATCTTTTTTCTTTGAAGTTCTAGTAGATTTTGTTTCTATTGAAAGTTTATATCCTTTCGCTAAAAATTTGTCTAGTTCATTATCCCAAACAGTTATGCTTCCTAAACTATTTGGCATAAATAATGTTACTCGTTTAGCCATTATGCAGTACCTCTAGTAAATTCATAAAATATTCTTACAGTAATTACGCACTCACCGAAAGGATAAAATCTACCTGCATCAGTGTCTATATTTATAATTTTTGTTTCTTTGGCATATCCGCCTCTAGTTCTATCTGTATCAAGTGTTTCTTCTACTACCTCAATTAATTGATTGCGTAATGTGTCAATATTAGCATCTGAACCTTTTACATAACCAACAAGAACATAATCTATCGTCCCACTACGTTTACCTGCTGAATAATCACCTAGTGCAAAATCTTCTCTGGTTTCATCTGCTGTTTGAATATAAATACTTGGGAATTGAGTATCGGCTATTTCCTCTGGGTCAAATGGCATACGACTAACCTTTTTGAAAGTTATAGGACTAGAAATACCTTCTAAAGTCGTTTTTAAATTACTAGCTATGTTTTCTCTTATGCTCATTTTGTGTTTAATTTAATATTTTTAAAATACTCTTTAGCAAATAAATTTGACATTACATCTTTTTCTTTATCAGACAATCTAAAAAATGGTCTTTTAACTTTCTTTTTACCTACACCTGCAACATCGTGATAATATGCTTTTCTATTTTGGAAACCTTGTGAAAAAAACAAATCAGCAGATTTATTTGCAAGTCGGTAAGTTAAAGAACTAAACATTTGTCCTGTATCTGTTAAATCAACGTGTCCACTTTCTTTAATCTTTGCTCTTGTATATTTTTTAGAATAAGGAATGAATGGATTGCCTCTAAAATCTTTTCCTTTATTTTGTGTTCGGTCTTTTATCCTAGCTATTTCTGCATTAGCAATATATGCCAATGTTCTTCTTTTAACGCCATCATCAGATAGTTTTCTTTTAATGTCGTTTATAATTTGGTCAAAGTTATCAACAATCTTGGTCATCTAACCAAGCGTAATTTATGGATAGGTTCTTTTTCGTCAACAGTAATGGTACTGTTGTTATCTTCATCATATTCAATTCCATCACGAAGTATGGCGTTAAATTCTTCTGCATATCTTTGTCTGTAATGTGCCATTTGTACTTGAAATGCGTCAGCACCATCACCGCCTTGTGGGTCTTTCCATTTAGTTAGGATTGGAAATATATAATCAGCTAATG